TGAGTTTCTCCTTGTGAGTTAGCGTAGCCGCTTCGGACTAGATGCGCTGGACAGCGATGCGGGAATTGGCCAGAAGGTTGATCGTGGAAGCCGTGGCCGACTGTCGAGCGATCATCGCCCGGATGCAAGTGTCGGCTCCTACCGAAACGACCGCAGAGATGTCGATCGTCGCTCGCGGAATGTCGGACGGGCGGACAGTTCCGTTGGACTCGGTGTGTGGGATGTTGGTGATGGAGGCCGGGAAGCCGACAGGAGAAGTCGCGAGGATCGCGTTCATCTGGGTCCACGCGGCAGTTCCGGTAGCCTCGACGGTCAGGTTCGCGTTGACGAGATACTCGCCTGCCTCTTTGAGCGTGATGAGGAACGGATCAACGCTCGTCGAGTGGTCGAAGACGGCAGAGTTCGAGATGCTGACAAGGTCCGTCGTCCAGTCCACATCAACGAACGAAGTGCCGGGAATGGAGAGCGACGCGCCCCGGTGCCCAGCGTAGAACGCATCTCCTGGGCGAGTCTTCCACGATGGCCCAGTATGGCAGGAGGCGACCACGCGCTCGTTCTCGACCCACACGATCATGCCGACCTTCGGGGCGGTGAAGAGCCAGGTCGTGCCGTTCCAGTAGGCGAGGTGATTATCTCGTCCAGTCCAGGAGCCGGTGGCCGTTGGCTTGATCAGGTAGGTGTCGCCGGTCGCAGGAGACGCGGGCGCGGCGGACAAGACGCGGCTCTTGACTGACGCTTGAACGAGTCCATCAAGACGGGCGATGCTCTGGTTGTGGATGGCTACCGCGTCACCGGCGCTGGTGGGGATCATCTCAATACCGAGGCGGGAAGAGATGGAAGACATGGGAGGCTCCTAGGGACAAGAAGACCGCCGAGGCTTCCCCCGGCGGACTTTGTTGCGAAGGGTCGGTCATTCTACTGAGGCTGACATGGGGGACCGCAAGCAATGACTGCGTTCTTGTAAGCCTGGTAGTTGATGTCCACCCAGTTCTGGAAGAACGCTCTCCGGTTATTCAAGCAGTCGCACTGGAAGTAGTCCAGACCAGGAGTGCATCTGCCGCAGGGACCCGGATGAGGCTCAGGAGAGAGAATCTCCTTGAAGAATGCTTCCTCTGCATCTACCCTAGCGCGAACGAAGACACTCCAGGCATTCTCCAAACAGTCTTTGCACCAAGTCGGAGCGTTCCACGGTGACTCGAGTTTCTGGTGAGCTGGATTGTTGGGAAACCCCTCTGGCGTCCACGGCTGCTCGTCGTTCAGGAGGCAACACGGCCCAGTGGACTCCGGACCCTGAGGCACGCCCTGGACGATGGCGATGGCCTCGTTGACCTGATCTTCGTAGTTGAGCTCAGCCTTCGCACCGAACGAGAACACGAACGAGAGCAGACAAACCGAGAGAACAAAGAACTTCTTCATGCGTAATCTCCTTGATTCGACCCAGGTAGTAGAAACACAACAAACTCAGACAGTTCACCTCCTTCTAGACATAGAAGCCTCTGCTCGAGCCTGCGTTGCCAGGCCATGCGTTGAGGTAGAACCAGAGCGAAGGGCAGAAGTCTTTAGAATCTGTCCATCCGCCAGCACCATCATCTTGTGTTCCGTAGCCAATGAGAGAACCGGCGTCGAAGAAGTTATCGAAGACTGCAGGGTAGTCGGCTCTTCCTTCGATTCTCCAGCCGCCAGGAGTCTGGTTGTTCGCGGAGAATCCGACGACGAGCCTGATACCTGTGTTCGCAGGAACGTCGATGGGGGTGTCTAGGATCTTGAGGCCCATGAGTTCGTCGTTTGTCTCGTTGGCATCAACGCCCCAGTTCCAGGTACCGAGCGTGGCCCCGCCAGGAGCGACTCCATCAGCATAGACCTTACCGGTCAGGAGCCCAGTCGTGGATAGAGCGCCTTGAACAGCGCCGATGGTGTAGGGGACCGGTGCGGGCGGGAAGTAGAGACCCCTCTCTCTAGTGTTGTTCGCAAAGACAGTTGCGATGGACAGGCTGAACGGCCAACCACAGACAACTCCATCATCGTGCTCATAGAAGAACGGAGCCCTCGCCTGAGCGGTACCGTTCGTGGAGAAGCCCGTCGTGCTGCTGAAGCCTCCAGAGCCTGCGTTGACGGCTCGCTCAACATTCAACCCAACCTGATTCGAATTGATCGCTGGAAAGTTGGTGGCAGGTGCGGCAGCAGTGTTGTTGCAGACAAACCAGAGAATCTCTCCGACCGTTGGGGTGTAGGGAACGGCGAAGGTGAACTTGATCCACCGGTCATCAGAAGCAGGCAGAGAGACTCCCGTAACCGATGCTCGGACGGTCGTGCCTGGCCTAGAGAGGCCAGGACCCTGGTTGTAGAGATTGCCGTTCATCGAAACGAGTGCTCTCGTTCCAGTTGTCGCGTCCAGAAGAACGTAGACCGAAGTGATCGGAACGGCCCTGGTGGCCATGAACAAGAAGCCCATTCCAGCACCGCTGGTGTTGTGGACGTAGGCTGAGTTCAGGTTGATGGATGCACGAGTACCAGAAGACCCGTTGTAGATACCGCCAAGCGTCATGAGTCGCGTGGCGGTTCCCATCTGATTGTTGCGAAGATCAGTCGGCATTTAGCGATACCCCATGTTGACCACGACTTCGTTCGCCGCCACCGCGCCGGTATCCGCGTCCGCTACGCCAGTCGTGAGCGTGTAACTGATTCCAGTGGAGAGGGGCAGACCCTGCCCAACGTAGAGATCGAGGCCAGAGGCCCCGCCTGGGATCAGGAACCGGAGCGCAGGCGTGCCTACGCCGAGAGTTGGAGCAACGTTTGAGTCGTAGATCTTGAGCCACCGGGCCGAGGCGTTCGTGTTGGAGACGTTTAGGTAGAAGATCTGCCCAGCCGCGTTCTTGACGTTTACCTCATCGGTGGGGACAGAGATTCTTGAATGGAGGGTGAGCCCGCCCGTGGTCTGTCCTGACTCGATGGTCTCGAGGACGCCACCGGTGTTGGTCTTGATCCCTCTTGCGTTCGTTCCGTCCGTACCGACAAACAGAATTCCCTTCGCGGGTGTGGCCGCACCAGTCGTCCCGACCGCATCATCAATCAGCTCAAGAGCGGTGAGGCCCGCGCCGGTGATCAGAACTTCGAGATTGCCGGAAGTGTTGGTCTTGAGTGCTCTTGCGTTCGTTCCATCCGTGCCGGCGATGAAATATGCCTTGGTGGGTACCGCCGCCCCGGTCAGGACGACGACGTCGTCGAGCAGCTGAAGAGCATCGAGCGTGGGGCCGACGATGCGGTTGTTCAGAACGAATGGATCGATGTTCGTTCCCGTACCTTCCGCAGAACGGAAGTAGGGATTTAGGTCTCCACCTGTAAACGGAACATTCGCCATGAGTCACCTTTAGTCGAAGATACCTGTGTGGATACCAGAATTCTGTGCCGCAGCAGCCGGAGAGAAGTCGAAGTCGGCCACGAGAGGAACGATAGGAGCATCGGACAGCAAAAGTGGGAGCGGAGGCGGCTCGCAGCACTCGTAGTCTACGAAGTGAGGAGGGGCGATTCTGCCGTTGATCGCCGTGATCGCTCTGACGCTTCGCCCAACGGAAGTGCTGATCTGCTGGACCGTGACGGACAAGTAGTCCGTAAGCGATACCCCGTCCTCATCCTGCATCTGCTTGGTGTAGATCGCCTTCTCTTCCTGAGTGAAGATCGTTCGGAGCGGGCTTTCGTTGAGTCCGCCTGCTCTGAACTCCACTGCGTGGGTGGAAGGAGCCTCGTCGGCACTGACCGGGCCGAAGGTATAGACGCCGGTCAGCTGCTTGCTTCTCCGGCGGAACTTGACGACGATGTCGTCGGGATGGCCCTTCACGAACGTCACGACGTTGGGACTTCCAGCTTCGGCGGTGGTCGTGCCCACGATCTCCAACGTGCCTCCGTCAGACGAAACGGAAGCAACTTCGAACGATCCGTTGTTACCACCAGTCGCGAAGCCGGACACCGTCACGATATCGCCCGGAGTCAGGAAGTAGAAAGCGCCCGCTGGCCCAGCGTAGGAAGATCCGGAGAGAGCGAAGTCTGCAACGGTTGCGGTGAACCAGGAGTCACGATCTCCCGGCTCCCTGCGGGCATCGAGGTGACTCGGCGCCAGAGGCCGCATGGTCCGTCCGTTGCACCGCGCCCGCTGAGAAGGCACGGCGGAGACAAGGTCGCCTACCGCTGGACCCTTGTAGAAGTCCCGTGTGCCTAGGCCGGAGGCTCCTCGCTCCCAGAAGCCAATCGAGCGATCGGTCAGGACAACGATCTTGGAGCCGCCAGCGTGACCGCTCATCAGGTGCTCGGTTCCGCGGAGGCCGCGAATCAATCGCGTGAGGCGGTACCGAGTCTCTGAGATTTCCTCGACCTGGGCGAATCCGATGATCTCCCAGTCGCCGGTCGGATGCAGGATTGCGATCCGGTTGCGACCTTCCACGCACTCCTGATCGGTGCAAGAGGTGAGAGTTCCACCAAGGAGTTCGACGACGAACCCGCTGCGGTCGTCCCACAGCCACTCTACGCACGGTAGAGGAGGCACTAGGCACGTGCCTAGCACGGCCTCACCGGGGGAGTCCGCCCTGCGTAGGTACCCGCTAGCCTCGGAGACTGCAGAGTAGAGGGTGGCCCCTCTCCAGGCTTGTGCTCGGTCGGTGTTGCAGATGGCAAAGTAGACGCCGATTCGGTTGTGGAGATCCAGGGCGAGCGGAGGACCATCGAAGACGACGACGGTCGTGTCCGGGATCGGAGCGCCCGCCTGCCCTTCAGCGACCTGGGCCTGCTCGACCCCGTTCTGGAAGTAGACCGACTGCTGGGCTCGAACACCCTCCACCTCGAGGATGTAGTTCGCACCCCTCGTGATCTGGGTCACGTAGATCGAGTGTCGAACTCCGTCGACAACCACCCTGACGATGTCGCCTTCCTGAACCTTGAGCCTGTCCGGAGGGAGCGTGAACTGATACTTCTGCCGCTCAACCTCAGATGCCCAGAGGACGCGGCGGGCGATCGACGAGGCTTCCTCAGGAGTGAGGGTGACCGGCAGGCTGAGTCCGAGATTGTTATTCGGAGAGCGATGCTGGATTCTTCTCGCGGTTCTCGACCCTTCCTGAAGATCGTTCTCCGTGTTCACGAAGGACACGTTGACCTTCTGAGGAATCTGGGTGTCGCTACCGTCCGTGATACTGAGCCGGGAGATCGTTCTCGAGTCTCCATCCTGGGCCGCGAGCTCACCCGCGTCTACCTCGATGATCTCCTCCTGGCCGCGCTGGAAGAAGCGGTAGACTCCCTCACTTTCTTGAATGCCGATTCCGTACGTCGCCAGAAGAACGTCGAGGATCGTTGATCCTTGCTGAGGCCCAGAGACCGAGATTCCTCGGAAGCACGAGCTCACGGAAGTGACGTCGAACTCAGAGGGGTCGAAGCCGTACCGCTGCATCGTGAGGCTGATAGCGCCCGCGACCGACATCTCTACGGACTGCTCAGCCAAGAAGGACATCGACGGGATGCGGTTGCCGAAGTCCGTGAGTTGCAAGCCTCGGAACGAAACGATCACGGTTCCGTTGTGGCTCGGGACAAGTTCGCCCGGCTCGACGCTGGCCAACATGATCGGGTCGGCAGTTGTCTGATCGCCCAGGTGGATCCGCATCTCGTCCCAGCGCGGCGCTTCCTCACCATCCATCAAAATCTTGGCGTCGGCCCAGATCTTCGGGATGCGGTTGATCTTTCCACCGGGAAGAGTGTCCGTCACCGCAACGGCGATCGCACAGTTGACTGAGTACGTGTAGGACTTGACGCTCTGGCTTGAGCCGCCAGCCTTGCCTCCTACGTCTTCTTCGCTTTCGGTCTCGATCAAGTCGGTAGACCAGATGACTGTTCCTGCGACCCGGTTCAGCGGACCAATAACCCAGTTCGCTGGGCTACCCTCGCTCGCCAACTGCACCTGACGGTCGTCGAGGCGAGCGCCCTCGATGGGCGACTGGTCCGACAGCAACGGGGCAAGGAATCGCTGATCGATGTAGGCACCGATAGCCGCACCGACGAAGCCGAGAATCGGCCCGCCGACAAAGTTACCAGCCGTGCCTAGGACGAGCGTTGCCATGGTCTAGTGTGCTCCAGGCCAACGGTAGGAGCAGCAAAGACGTCGAAGCCAGTAGGACTCCACATCGACCTCAACAACTTTCCGAGACGGAGCGTACGCGTGAATCATCTTCCCCTTCTCGGAAGCAATCGCCACGTGTTGGGGCTCTTCTGTGTTGGGGTCCATCCAGAACAGAAGAACGGAACCGAGAGAGATGTTCTTGCCGTCCTGGATGAAGGTCCGGTCGAGATGCTTCTTGAGTTCGCCGTTCCGAGGGATCCTCGAGTACCTAGGCTCGTCAGAGAATTCGAAGCCCAGCGACTGAGCGACTACTGCGACAAGACCGGCACAATCCACGCTGATCCTGGAGCGGCCTCCATGTCGGAACTTCGTTCCGATCATGCTGCGAGCCTCCTCTACGATCTGGGCGTTTCTCATTCATCCTCTGAGGTCTTGCTGTTGGGAGTCTGCAACATCTGGTCGTTACCAGGAATGAACGGATACCCTCCGAAACGAAGATGGTTCGAGAACTTGGCCGAGCAAGTCGCGATCGTATTGTCGCAGCCAGCAACGATCGTGAACTGATCTCCGATCTGAATCTCTTTGCCGGTTTCGACCTGAAGTTCGATCGCACCGCCGGAGTTCAAGTAGGTCTTGACTTCTCTCGACAAGCCAGTGTTCAGCCCAGACGTCCAGGTGAGCACTCCGAAGTCATACCGTCCGTCCGCGCCGGTAGCGTCGGAAGTGAACGAGAGGTGATCGTCGGTGACCGCAACGACGGATCGTCCAGTTTCGGTGAATGAAGTAAGGTCCACTCCGCAACGAGAATCACCGAGCCGGTATTCGCAGTCCTTCGAGTAGACTGAACCGATCGAGTTCGAGAGCCGGAGAAGCAGACCCGCAACCTTGGCCTCCCACTTCACTCCGTCGGTCTTTGTCTCTTCGATCAGGAAGGTTCTAGAGATGAAGTGTCCGGCCCAAGGGAAACGCCAGTCAACGATGGTCTCGACGACCTTCGCCATGTCGAAGAGCCCTTCCCGAAGATCTTCATCTGTGATTGAAGAAGAGACGATAGCACCTGAAGCGGTGAAGTTCTGCGGCGTTGTCCCGTCAGAGAACTCACGGGCCGTTGCAGAAAACGAAGACTCTGACGGAGAGTAGATCTCTCCTTCGAACTCAATCTCAACATTGTGGTCCGTGAAGCGAAAGATCGTGCCATCTACCCTCTCGATCTTCCAGAGCGCGGCGAAGCACTGAACGCCGGATACCATGAGGGAGGCCATCACAGGCTTGATCTTGTGTGCCATCAGGCTCTCTCCTTGTCCCTATTATCCCACTCGAAGACCGGGCAGTGGGCGAGCGCGTCGGACCACTTCGCCCTGAGACCTCTTGCCTTGCACTGACACTTGTCACAGGCCGGATCACCATTCTCAAACTCCCTGAACGCTCCGCAAGTATTCGTACGACACTTCTTCTCATTCGCCTGGGCTACCACGAGCGAAACCTGCTTGATGCCCAGGGAGGACCGGACGACCGAAGAAACGAGCGAAGCCCCGTCCCTCACGATCTCTGAAGCAGAACGAATCTGCAGCGAGAGCATCCGATACTGAGACGGAGAGAGTTTGGAAGGGTTCAGCCCGACTTCTCGGGCGCGGCGGATGATAGCGGATTGTAGGTCTGGATGTTCCATGATCAGCTGCAGGAGACAGGAGAGTGCGTGTAGGTCGAAAGGCCCTTGCACATATTAGGCTCTTCGCCTTGCCCAGACTGGGAGAAGCAGGACGGGAATGTGACGACCGCCGACTGGAACGAAGGAGGGCAGTCTCCGCACGGAGGGCGTGGGGATCCGCACGAAACGTCCGCCGGACCCTGGCAGCGGCAGCGGGGATTGCCCGCGCCGGGTGCCGTCTTCGGGTCATCGAGGCCGGAGCCAAGGTTCGGGTCCGATCCACCCTGGCAGGTGGCAACAGAAAGGTCGCGACCGTCCGGCCAATCCGGATCAGTTACCGACCAGACCGTGAGCGTCGTTCCGGTGATGAACCATGAGTTCTGCTCGCAGTTGCAGTTCGGGGGAGTGCCGCAGTCGGCATCGACCGGCCCACCCAAGCAGTCTTCGCGGAAAGACTTTCTCTGATTCGGCACGTTGTCCGGCCACGAAAGAGAGTTGGTGATCCAGCCCTGAACGGCGTTGATCTCGAGATGCTCCTTCGTCTCGTCGTTGATGAAGATGTTCGAGTAGGAAGCGAGCGTACCCGTGCTCATGATCGCGAGACCAGATTGCCCAAGGAGGCGGCAGATCTCCGCGTCGAACCCGACAAGTGTTCTCTGCTGACCACCCGACACCGTCCACTTGAAGGTGATCTCGGAGCCCCAGGAGTCGAGCTCAACGTCGACCGTGGCTGAATTGAGATCGGTGATCAGCAGAGAAGCCAGAACCGTCTCAACATCGTCCACGAACTTGCTGATCTTGACGGTGGCATTCGTCCCGCCAGTCGGCACGATCTGAGCGAAATATCCAGTGTACTGGAAAGATCCGTTCACGGTCACCCTGGATGCCAGCGCCTGGGTCGCTGTCGTTGCGGTGAGGAAACGGGCCTGGATGATCGTGTCTTGAAGGACGGTGTTCAACGGCTCGTCGTAGCCAGTGAATCCCTTGACCGGCGAAGCACCGACCGTGCCGGAGCAGGTGACCGTTGGGCCAGCGGTAGACCAGGTCGAAGTCACGTCGACAAACTTGTTCCCGGCCCCGCCGATGTGGGTGTAGTCGGCGAAGACGATTGCGGGATCAGGAAGCACCCTCACGAACGAGATGGTCCTCAGCCTCTGGTTGCCCAGCATCACATAGTCGTGGTCCTCGTATTCGAGAGCCTCTGTCACCGTCGTCTGGGCAGTCTTCTCGCAGACGACCGCCTGAGGAATGCAGGACAGGCCATCGAAGTCGCCCTGAATAACGTACTCTCGTCTGCAGACATCGGTGACTGAAGCACTCGCATCGCCCAGAGTAGAGATGCAGCAGTTGCTCACGATACCGTCGTCGGCTCTGTTGCCGTTGTTGAAGCAGTAGTGACCGCCACCGATGCCTTCGAAGGGCTCGTCTGGATGGCCATCACACTCAAGGTAGCGGACATCGGTCTCAGCGCCGGGCCATTCGCGTCTACCGGTCCCGTCATCGAGACCGTACTTGTCGTCAGTGCAGATCTCGATCTCACCAGAAGAGCCACCAGGAACGTCCAGGAACCCACAGGCCTCCTGCCACCCAGGAAGGAGTGGGGCCAGGTAGGTCTTCCCGTCCCCGATTCCATTCTCCCAGCAGATGAACTCGAGCGGCTTGCTCTTGGGGAACCCGCCGCCCAGACTCATGGCCGCGTAGTTGTTCGTACCGATCGAGTTGCCGAAGACGACGTTGCCGGCGATGTCTTCGAAATCGATCGTGGCTCTGGGGAATGGGATGCTTGTACAATCCAGCGGATCAGTCCACGGAGCACCATTCCGCAACTTCCTCTCGAACTCATAGTTCTTGGCTCTGGTGTCCAGAGTCACGCCCTGGCCCCTCATGAGTCTTCTCTCACCAACCGGGATCCACGAGTAGCCCATGGGTGCGTGGAAGGAGCAGGGGAGAGCGCCGGCAAGAAGCAGCTGAGGGTGCATGAACTTGTTCGCGGCATTCGAGCTCACGCCGAAGGCCGCGCCGGAGACGAACGGGTCCGACCGGCGGAACGTGATCGGACCCGGAGCGCCGGGAGGAGTGTTCGTGTTGCCGTCTACGAAAGAAGGCAGCAGTTCGTTCGTGAAGACGTAGATCATGAAGATCGCGCCCCACGCTCCGTGATTCTCGTTCATCGTGCCCCCACCAACACCCAGGACGGAAGGTTCTGGGTTCACGGTGTGCTCAACGACGAAGCGGATGTCGAGTTGCCGAGTTGTCCCATCCGCGCCGGTGTAGTCGATCAACTTTCTCCAGAGATGCTTCGTCACGCTAAGTGCGGAGACTCCTGTGCCGTGTGCCCAGACGATCGGGCTGGTGCCGGTACCCTTGAGGCGGAGATGGAAGGGATTTCTCGTGACCGCGTCGGCCCCAAGCAACTTTCCGACGTACTCCAGGCCGATCGGAGTTTCGTTCTGGGAGAGAGCAGCATAGGCTGCCTCAGGGAGAACGGTGGCCGCCAGCGGGTGAGCAGGATCCGGAAAGAAGTCGGCTCTGGGGAACTTCAGCGGAATGATGCTGGGCATCACCAGGTCGGCTGCTCGGATCGGCTCACGACTTGCATTTCGGGCGTGGGAGATGTTGTCGATGCACATCGGAATGATGCACTTATCTCGACCGTCCTCTCCATCGAGCGGCAAGGCTCCGAGTGCAGCTGCCAAGTCGCAGAGCGTTCCGACGAAGCAGGCGGGCGAGTACGTCGGCCTTGGTGCGGGATTGGCCACAGCTGCTCGAGGAGGCCCGTAGACCGTGCGAGCAACGCCGAGCGTGCGGGGCAGGCAGGCGTAGCCCGCCGCCCCAAGCGTAACACTGGCAGCCGTACCGCTTGCCAGCGTCAGAATGGCAACGCCCGTGTGCCTTCGGATCTCCAGCGTCGAAGTCCCGTGATTGCAGATGTGGTGGTGGAACGCCCCTCGTCTCGAGGTGGGGATGGTCGCCGGATCCGGGAGCGTCACGTTGATCGGAGCGGCCCCGTGGTAGGAGATCACCCTCGGAGAAGATGAAGTCAGCGTAGTGGTGCTGATGATTCTCACCGCGCCGCCGTGGTAGGTTTCCTTCGTGATGTAACTCAAAATGCGTACCAGGCCTTCCCACCAGAGTTGTTCTCGGAGATGAACGCCTCGACGCCCTGGCCCGCAGCGAGGTTTACGAGGAGATTCGACAGGTGGTCCCGAACGGCGAACGTGTTGGCCCCGTCGTTGAAGATCGTGAAGTACCCGTCCCCTCCTGGAAGCGGAGTGAGATCCTCGAGGAGAACAGATAGCCCGGTGGTGGAAGCGGAGATCCGCCACACTCTCGCGTAGGAGGAAGAGATCTGGGTGCTGGCAGCGATCACGATCTCCGAAGATCCGCCGTAGAGATACTCACCCGTTGGACCAGCGGAGATCTCAAGAATCTCCTCGAGCTCAATCGACTGCATTGAGCCACCGCCGAAGTCGTCGATCGAAGAAGAGAGAAGGTCGTCGGCGCTCTTGGAGAATCTGACGGGAACGTCAAACTGGAAGGAGGCTCTGGGCGTCTGTGATGGAGTAGCCGTGAAGGTCACGACGCCCGTCGTCTCGTTGATCGTCCAGTTGCCGATCTGCTCCACTCCTCCGACCCACATCCGGACCGTCGAACCAATCGGCTTCACGATCTTGCGGACGTAGCTGCTGGGCCCAGAGGTGTAGGTCTTGGCGAGTTGGAACTGGGTTGAAGATCCAGCGACGACAAGGCAGATCTGGTCCGCCACGCCTGGAGAAGTCTCGTACCCCGGATTGTCTACAGCAGAATGAAAGTCTGCCCAGTCCTTGTACCGAAAGCCAAAGGCTGAGCCCTTTCTGGCGAGATAGAACTTCTTGATCTCGGCCAGGTCTTCGTTGTTTCGGATACCGAAAGCGACATCGTACCTGTGCTTCGTCTGGGACCGGCGAGAGACCCGGTTCTCCTGTCCAGAGTCAGACGTGATGACTTCGGTGAAGAAGCCAGGACCGCCTGCCGATCCGTACGAGATCTCTACCGAGAACTGAACTTCATGGAAACTCATCTACGGCCTCCCTGACCGAAGACGCCGGACGCTCTTCGAGCCAGCTGGGGAATGCTGCGGCGGAAAGAATCTGCATCGTTCGTCGTGACGTTGATGACAACCGTGGGCCTGCCGGAACCGGACGCTCCGTCGAGCGGGGTAATTCTGCCGGACCCTGCGGTCTGGAAGAGCTCAGGTCCGTCTTCGCCGACCAGGTAAGACCGCCCGCCCATCACAGGCCCGCCTGCGGCGCGAGGACCGCCGAACGTGCTCCCGAAGAGGCTACCGAGCAGACCGCC